CTTTTATATTTCCCCGGGGGTCTATTTATATTTTTAGTCCTGATACTTTTTAAGTGAGTATGATGTTTCCTAGAGCGCTTATCGCTTTTAACGGTTTGCTCATGGCCGTTACCTTTTTAAGGGTTCTCCTTTCACCACCTCCTTTGTCTGTTTCTGTCGTGTTCAACCTCCTTAAAACCACCATCATACTCACCTAAAAGGTATTAGAACTATATTTAATCTATCTTAGAAAGGAAGTGAAGTATGGCTTGGCTGGAAGAAAGTCTACAAAAAGTCAGGAAGAGGCACTGCAGTCATTGCCATGCCTCTCTCCAGAAGAATACGAAAATCGTTTAATCGCTTTGTCTTATCAGGCAATTGAAACTCGAATACTGAATGGTACTGCGACGGGTGCTGAGCTTGTATATTTCGCAAAAGCAGGTTCAGTCAAACAGCGTCAGGAAATTGAAAAACTAAAAGAAGAGAATTCCTTGCTTCGCGCAAAGACCTCTGCGATCGAATCCGAAAAAGAACGCAACGGTTCTTATCGTGAAGTACTGGAAGCTCTCAATGCTTACAAAACGGAGTCTAATGATGTACCCTTTGATCCGTACGTATACTGAATTAATTCAGATCCCGACGTTCATTGAACGTTATAGATATTTAAAGCTCGGTGGAAAGATCGGAGAAGAGACCTTTGGCTGGGAGCGCTACCTGAATCAAAAGTTTTACCAGTCACACGAATGGCGAGAGTTCCGGCGACAGATCATACTCAGAGATCAAGGCTGTGATCTAGCCATGGAGGGCTTCGAGTTTGCTCCTGGCGAGAAGATATTTATTCACCACATGAATCCGATCAACACGAAAGATATTGTGAATCAGACCGAGTATCTCATGAATCCTGAGTATGTAATCTCCGTACGAAAAAAGACCCATGACGCCATACATTACGGCGATGAGTCTTTAATCATGGAGTATATGCCAGTCGTGAGACGACCGAATGATATTGGTTTGTTTAGTGTATGTGGCCGTTAAGCAATAACAGTATAATAAATACACATGAAAAACACAAAGAGCACAGAGATAATTGCGAGTATAGGCAGAGGATCATCTAGTAAATTATTGATTCTGTTTTCTTTTGCCATACGTTCTTCGTGTTCATACTTCAGACGGCTTGTTTCTAAATGTTTTTCTGCGAGCGCAACATCGGCTTTGGCCTTAATGACCGCCTCATCACGACCGGTAACGACAAGTTTACTTCCGCAGTATTTACAGAAAAAAGTATCAAGATCGTCTTCAACTTCGAGATTCGCATTGCAATTTGGGCATTTAAGTTGATGCACTTCCATTGCAGCAGCCTCCTTTAGATTATTTGCTATGAGTATAGCATAATCAACATGATTACGCAACGATAAGAGGTGATAGAATTTGACCAATGAGTACGTTATTTCAGTTGATGAATACGGTGAACCGTTTATTGCGCATGCAACTAAAAAGCCTCGTAAACCAGCTTTCGGATATAAAAGTCCGCTGTTTGTTGAAAAGGTCAAACTTCCAAATGGTAAATACCGTTACTTTTATACTCAAAAATCCTATAAGGCTTGGCTTAAGAATCAGCAGCCCTCAAAGAAAGAAACGACAGATAAGAAAAAACGTATGGAGATTCAGAATCTTCGAAAGACGTTCGCGACGGTGGCAAAGAAACTGGGCTATAAATCAGAAGAAGCGCAAGGACTTCTGAAGGAAATACGTAAGCTCGAAAAAGAGTATAACTCATGATACTCGGAGGGACTGAAATGTGTAGCGATTATATTATTACAGTCGACGAGAACGGAGAACCGTATATCGCTCACTGGTTCGGTCTTGGCCATAGAAATCCACCGAGAAATCATAAGTATGTGGCAAGAATCGAAACTCCGAGGGGCGTTAGATATTTTTATACGAATGCCGATCTGAAGGCTTACTATTTCAATCAGCGGGTTAAGGATAAGATTCGAAATCTGTTCTCACGAAAAAAGAAACCCGGTCAGCAGGGATCGCAACAGTTAACTCAGCAAACACACCAGCAATCGACAACTGTTAAACCGCAGCATCACGATGGCAGGCCAACCGCACATGCGAAAGTTGTTACGGGAACGGCCAAACCAGGAGGTCTTCGCAGGCGTGAAACAATCTCAGAGCATCAACTTAGTACAGCAAGTGGTTCGGCGCTTACGGAATCTTATAAGTCTGCCATGGCCGATTATGAGAAGGCTAAAAAACAGTACAACGACGTTCTTAAAATTTACGGGCAGGCATATGACGCGTTAATTGATGCTAAGAATAAAGGCGCGTCGCAGGAAACAATCGTTGAATTAACCAGACGTCGTGATCGAGCTAGTTCGCAAGTTCAAACCTATGAAAAAGAAATGAAAGTAGCCGGAAGAAAAGTTGATGAAATTGAGTGGGAAATTAAGAAACGTCAGCGAAAATAGATTCGAATCAATTACACCCTCGCCCCGAGGGAGAATGGAGATCAAAATGAATCAAGAAGACTATTTAGCTCATCATGGTATTCTAGGTCAGAAATGGGGGATTCGAAGATTTCAGAATCCCGACGGCAGTTTAACTGAGCTGGGAAAACGTCGGTATAGTGAAACTGATTACTCGAAACAGTTGAATAAGCTTGATAAGCAACTTGTTAAAGAAGTTTATAAGGCTGAATATGCCAGTGCTAAACTTAAAAACCTTCGAGATAAAGCGAAGCGCGATGAACTTGAAGGTAAAATGACGGATAAAAAGCGTCAAAGAACACAAGACAAAGCAAAAAAGTACGCCAGCGATTATAATGATGCACTTAAAAGATACGAAGAAGGGAAATCTATTTCGTATAAGGTAATGGGCGATGCATTATCTAATAATTATAGTATAAATTCGAAATATGTAATGCGAAATGCTGCCACTGGTCGTTATATACTTGGACAGATGCTGGCTGGACCTATTGGACAAATTACACTTTATGCGATCGATCCGACCGCGTCAAAGGGTGTTATTCAAGGAAATAAGTACACGATTACTAAAACCGAAGAAGGTCAGAAACCTACCTATACACAGTATGCTAAAGTAAAAGCTTAGAATAATAAAAGGAGGCCAAATCAAAATGGCAGAAGCAGTGCCTGAATCGATTCTCAAAACAATCAGGAAGATGATCGGACCGGCTGAAGATTATTCCTACTTCGACACGGATCTGATCATTAACATTAACTCAGCATTCTCACGTCTCTGCCAGCTTGGTGTGGGGCCTTCCGAACCGTTTAAGATTACTAGCGAAGATGAATGCTGGACAGACTTCATGCCGGACGGTTATCAGGAAGAGATCAAGACTTATGTCTATCTGAAAACCAAACTTATCTTTGATCCGCCGGCGAGCGGTACCGTGGTAAACCTCTATCAGCAAGAGATTGAGAAACTCGAGTGGCTTCTGAAAGAAGTCGCGAGAGACGATTACTGAAAGGCGGTGCATCATGAAGAAAGCAGCGGTTTATGCCGGCACAGAAAATCTCTACCGGGATATGATCACCGCTTCCAAATCGCTCAGGCTTAACTCATCGGTTGATGAGATCTATTTTCTGATCAAGCGCAAAGTTTTTCCATATACAGTACCGGATTTCATACATCCGATCGATGTCTCCAGACAAAGATATTTCGGAATAAACTGCCCGAATATTTATCCTCACTGGACGGTCATGACTCTGATGAAGTCAATTCTGACAAAGCTTTTTCCGGACTATGATCGGATCCTGATGCTGGATGTCGATACAATCGTAGATGGTAACATTGACGAACTCTGGGATCTGGATCTGGAAGGCTATGAACTTGCCGGCGTTCCGGAGCCGTTAAAGAGTCTGCCGGAAATGCCATATATTAATTGCGGCGTGATCATGGAAAATCTAAAAGCGCTTCGCGAAAACGGAACGGATGAAGAAATAATTCATCGTCTGAATGAAAAAGCATATGACTTTGCAGAACAGGACTGCATGAATGAAATCTGCTGCGAACATATTATGGCATTGCCGAGTGTATATAACAGCAACGATTTCACGGAATCGTGTGAAGAGCCAAAGATCATTCATTATGCCTGCAACCGAAAATTTCGCGAGATGCCGAAGGTAAGAAAGTATGCCGGATTAAGCTGGGATGAGATTGAGAGGTTAAGATGCGCTACATGATCCATTCTGCACCGGAACGGCAGTGGTATGTTGATGAATTTCTGGTTCCGAGCATGCTGGAACAGGGAATCAGAGAAAAAGATATTTTCATTCGCTGCGATACGGAGAGAAAGGGAAATCTTGTTTCCTGCATGGAGAGCTTTCTGTGGTGTGGACAGAATACCGATGGTGGTACCTGGCATTTACAGGATGATATTCTCATTTCGCATTCCTTTGCTGAACGGACGAAGCAATATGATAACGGTGTAGTTTGCGGTATGGTCGTTAAGGAATGGGGACCGGACTGGCTGAAAACCGGAGAACAGAAGGCCGCTGATCATTGGTACAGCTTTCAATGCATCCGCGTTCCTGACAATCTTGCAGGAGAATGCGCTGTCTGGTTCTTTTCAGATGCATCAAAGAGAACGCAGGCAAAATACAGAAACCGTGTTCTCAGAAAGAAACATGACGATGATTTCTTTCGATTCTTTTTGGAGGAGAAGCATCCGGAGATGACAGTTCTTAACCTAAAGCCGAATCTTGTTGACCATATCGATTATCTCATAGGCGGAACGCTTGTGAATAAAGACAGAATCGAAAAAGTCAATAGAGCGGCTTATTGGGAGGATGAAGACGAAAAACTTGTAGAGAAACTCTGGAAACAGATACAGGATAGAAATCGAAATGGCATACAAGTTTTTTAATCCCAATCCGAAAGGGAGATTTGTAGGGGATTGTACCATCCGGGCAATCTGCAAGTTTCTCGATATGGATTGGGATACTGTTTATACCAGAACGGCATTTGAAGGTTTTCTTTTAAAAGACATGCCGTCTGGAAATGCAACCTGGGGAGCCTATCTCTTCAGGCAGGGATACAGACGCGAGTTCATCTCAGACAGTCTGCTTGGAAGATATTCCGTTCTTGACTTCTGCAGAGATCACCCGCAGGGACGTTATTTACTGGTCTTAGATCAGCATGTAGTAACTGTAGTAGACGGAGACTACTACGATACGTGGAATTCGGGGTATGAGCAGCCCACGTATTATTGGACGAAAGGAGAATAAACAATGAGCAATCCTTTTTATGGAGCGGCGAATTACGGGACGAGAGCGCCTTATATTTCAGCTCCTCCGATCGGTACACGAGGCGTCGGGATGAACACGGGGTTCAATCAGCCGCTTATTTCACCGCCGATTAATCCTCAGCCGATCATGCAGCCAAGTGTTCCGCAGAATCTACAGTCCATGATTCCGCAGAGCAATATTATCTGGATTGACGATCCGAATCAGATCGCATCATTTCCGACAGGGATGGGCTGGCAGCAGTGGTTTGGCCTTAAGAACGAACAGGTCATGTATGTGCGGGAAACTGACATGAACGGTGTGACACAGCCAATCCGAAGAGTGAGATATGAGCTTGACATGACAAACGAACAGCCGCGTGAGAACTCACAGCCCGCCGCGACTCCGGTTTCGGATCAGGCGCAGGTGACACAGTCTGCTCCGGTTCAAGGGTCGGTAACAGATGGCGTTACGCGAGATGAGTTTAATAAACTTGCTGACGCAGTCAATCTCATGACCGATAAACTGTCGGACCTTCTGAAATGAGGTGAGAGACATGAATCCGTTTTACAATTCATTTCAGCAAAATCAATTATTGCCGAATAATCTTGGCAATAATCTGATGGGACAGCTCCAGAATCTTGCACGACAAATCCCATATGGAATGACGCCGGAACAAATCGTGCGACAGAAAATTCAAAATGGAGAAATGAGTATGCAGCAGTTTCAGCAGTACTCGGCGATTGCCGATCAGACTGTCAGGCAACTCTTTGGACAAAACAGAAGATAAGAAAGGTGTAGAGCTACAGTATGAGAAGTCTACCAAATTATTCTATGGCGCGAAGCATCGCAGCTCAAAAAGGTTATGATGAAAAACTTGGTTGCTGCATCTGTGGCGCTACGAATACTACTTTATATAAAAATGGTAAAAACCGAATCTGCAAACAGTGCAGAAAACAAAAACTACAAGAGACCGGAGGTAATGTCTGATGCCATATACAATTAAAACACAGCAGATTGCCGTGAAAGACCCTGATACTGGAGAATACTCCGGTGTAGATGTGCTTGCTGAACAGACTACTGAAGGTTTGCTTAATGAAATTAAAGTTGCTGGAACTAATCAGGTAACTAACGTTCAAAATGCAGGAGCCGCAACTGTCGCGCTTGTTAATAATACTGTTTCGCAGTCTCAAACCGCAGTCGATAATCTCCAGCAGCAGAGAGATGATATCGTCACATCCGTGACAGATACTCTCAGTAAAGGTGTTGATAATAGTCTTACGATGCCGTCAATGCCAGCCGAAGCCAAAGCCGTTGGTGACCTTTATGAAACGATCGTTGTTGATTCAGAAACGCAGCCGAACAAACGCTGGAATCGTGTCTGGGTTAAACCAGCTACTGAAGAAGTTGAGATTCCGACGATGGATGATATAAATGAAATAGATAGTGCGATGCGTTTTGAAGACGAAGAGATAGTTTTAGATAATTATCCAATTTATAATTGTGCGTATAGAGACTCTGGATTATTTTCGGTTTCTGGCACGTCATATCGTTCAGTTCAAGTACCAATTCATCATTTGTTCTCTTCATTTTTTTTCGAATCTAATGAAACGGTAGATGGCATCTTTACTTTTTTAAAAGAGACTTTGCCTTCTGAAATAAAAAATAGTGATAACGGGTTTAGATATATATGCGATGGTGAACCGGTACGGCACGTTTTAGCTGGTGGACAATCTATTACATATACGATTCCGAATGATGCCAAATACGTTTTAATAGCCATTGAAACTGCTGGTACATTACGCGCACCAGAAAAAGTAATTTTACAAAATAGTATTTTAAATAAACGTTTTTTAAATAATGAATCTATAATAAACACAAAATCAGTTAATGAATCTTATAATTTTGCAAAACTTATAGTTCAACCTGGCGGTATTAATATTACAGATGGAAGTGAAAATAATATTGCTTCTATAGCAAGTTTATATAAAAGATCCGAGTACATCTATATGTCTGCCGGTACAAAATTAATGTTTTCAAATATGTATGCGATTACAAATATTTCAGTACTTTCTGTATATGATTTACGTAAGCAGTATGTTTTTGAACAATCAAAACCCGGTATCGGACAAGATAATGAATATAGTACTATTTTTATTATGCCATTCGATGGCTATATACGATTTTGTACAAAACTTAGTACGATAGAATTATGTGCAATACACGATGTTACGTCTAAGAAGCCTTTAAATATTTTAGTTCTTGGCAATTCGTTTTCTCAGGATAGTTTCGCATATCTTCCACCGGTATTAAATGAATTGCTTTCTAATTATCTGATTAATTACGGCGTTGCATATTCATCTTCCTATGGAGCATTAAATCATGTAGATAGCTATAATAATAATATTCCATACACATGGTTTAATATGTGGAGACCTTATTCTAAAAAATGGAAAAGATACGCGAATGAAAAGACGCTAGCTGATATAGCTCAAATGGAGAAATGGAATGTTGTTTATTTTCAAAGTCGCGGAAGCGTTTCTGAAAATGAATTATATACAAATAATATAGTTCCAGGACGTAAATTATTAAGAATATTGCAGTCGCTTCTTGATAATAATTTCATCTATTTGACTGGTCAATGGCTTATAGATAATGAACATTATGATTCCATGAGACAAGCAATGACGTACATAGAGGAACATCTTGGTGTTAATGGTATTATTCCTATCGGCGCAGCAATTGCGAACGCCAGAACAAATGACACTTTTGCGAATCTTGGAAATAGTGGAAATATGTTATATGACAATCAGCATCAACAGGGCGGTTTACCGGCATTGATGAGCACGTATGTTGTTGCAGAATATATGCTAAAGCTTTTAGGAGAAGAACAAGTTTCTGTTTATAATTCTACATTTATTCCATCAACAGAAAACTGTGTGGATATTAATGTCGCAAAAGAAAATGGCGATATGACAACACCGTTGCCTATGACGCATGGACCGTCTGTCGGCGTTAATGACGATAATATAAAAGCGGCTCAAGAATTAGCTATCGCTGCATTTAATAGACCGAATATTATTATGGATTGTAGTGATATTATAAGTGTCTGAATAGTAATTGTATATTTTTAAGGAGTAATCAAAATGTCAATTACAATAAAAAAAGATGCCTGGCGAATAAAAGACGATAACGGAGTTTATCGTTCGGCCGATTTATTTAGTACTATGCTTCCAAGTGAAGCTCAGCAGCTAGTTGAAGAAACACAAGCCGAGTTTACAGGTATGCAGAATCAGCTGACATCGCTTGCAGCAACAAAAAAACAAGAAATATCCGACGAAGGTTTGGCGCAAGTTACGGCCGTGAATACTAAAGGGGATGAAGTACTCGCATCTATTCCAAATGATTATACAGCTGTATCTAATGCCGTTGACGCGATCGTTCATGGGGGTTTTATTTATGGCAATAAAGCTAAGAGCAGCATTGTAAATTTTGATGATGGGGCGGATGGTATGCTAATTAAAAGTTTAATTGCAGATATTAATTCGCTGCAGGATTTACACGGTTATGACAAACCGTGGCCTGGCGGTACTATTAATAGAATAGACGCTACTACAGTCGAGGATAGTAACTTATACATAAATGCGAATACTGGTTCACAAGTTGTGCCAGGTTCTGGTGTGTGGAGAAAAACAGATTACATAGCCGTCAAGCCCGGAGAATCATTATATATTGGGCAAATAAACGCCAGTGCTACGGTTCCAGGATTAGCTTTTTATGATTCGAGTAAAAAATATAAAAGTGGAGTAAATGCTAATACGTTATCATCAAACAATAACGTTATCACGGTTCCTCAAAACGTAGCTTATATGCGTCATTCTTTCCGAATTGACGAAGGATACAACACGGATTGGGAAACGACAGTTTATATTGTTGATAATGCGGATGCACACGAATGGGTTCCCTACGAAAACTATTGTCCATTTAATGGCTATACCGGAGTAACAATTTCCAAGAGCGGATCTGATACAAGTAATCCCGAAACACTTACTGTTTCCTGGCAAGATTCTGTTGGAACCGTGTATGATGGTTATATTGATGTTATAAGTGGAAAACTATTTATAACAGAAGAGGCATTAGTATGTGATGGAACCGAGACGTACTGGACGCGTGCTGGAACCGCGGGGTCAACAATATGCTATTATTTTAATTGGTCGAGTATTGATAAAACAATTGACAGTACAAATGTTGTATGTAGTCATTTGTCGCGTATTTCTGGAAACGCTGGCACATTTGGCACGTTTCATGTATCCAATGTATTGTTTATGGTTCATGACAAAGATGAAAGATTTGCAGATGTAACAGAATTTAAGGCTTGGCTTGCGGATGAGTATGCAAACGGAACGCCATTTATGATTCGTTATAAACTCTCTGAACCACGTGAGGTTCAGCTTACCCCTCAGCAGATAACATGTCTGTCTGGAGTAAACAATATCTGGGTAGATACTGGCGATGTGACAGTTACGTATCCTGTTGACACGAAAACTTATATTGACAGAAAGATTCAGGAAGCTATTGACGGACTTTCGGGATCTTAATGTAACAACTTAAACTGTTCGGTAAGTCAGTTTCTCGTTTTACAACTGCTGCTCTTCATGGAATAAAGAATCAAAATGAAATAAGTAATTCAGAGCTTTGCGTCATTGCGGCGTGAGGCTCTTTTTTATTGGTTTAGGCCAGAGTCAGAGTAGCTAATTGACTTTGGTTTAAATATTCCTTATGCGTTGGAATGATCCTGGCCAATTAGTCCGGACGAATCGCGATTTCCTGTATAAATCGGCCTCGAATCGAAAAACGTAAATACATTTTTATAGGAGGAATAAGCAATGTCTTATTCTGAAAATGGCGGCGGAGCTCCTTTCACAATGCCTGTGGCGCCGATGTACGGCAGCGGATATGGCGGAGACTTTCTCGGCGGCAACGGAGCCTGGTGGCTGATTATTCTGCTTCTGTTTGCCAACAATGGCTGGGGCAACGGCTTTGGTTTCGGCGGAGGCGGCGGAGTTGGCAATGAAGTTCAGCGCGGCTTTGACCAGAATGCAATTATGAACGGGCTCAATGGCATCAACAGCTCCATGAACGGCATTTCTTCTTCGCTCCAGAACTGCTGCTGTGAGAATCGTCTCGGCGTCGCAGACCTCAAGTACACTGTCGCAACCGAAAACTGTGCTGACAGGACAGCGATGAACGAAGGCTTCACCAGCATGATGATGGCTAACAACGCAAATACTCAGGCGATTGTCAACGCGACCACCGCGGGCATTCAGACTGTTATGGATAAAATCTGCCAGCTCGAGCTCGACGGAAAGAACGCTCAGATTGCGGAGCTTCAGTCTCAGCTCAATGAGGCGAACCGCCGTGCCTCTCAGAATGATCAGACGGCTCAGATCCTCGCTTCTCAGGCTGCTCAGACACAGGCACTTGAGCAGTATCTGGCTCCGACCCCGCGTCCGGCCTGGATCGTACAGAACCCGAACTGCTGCACTCAGAACTTTGGTTGCGGTTGCGGTTACGCTCAGTAAGGAGGTGCCGAAATGGCTGAATGGACCAGTGTTGCCGTACAGACGGTCAACCCCGGTGAGGCCATTCTCTTCACCGAAAATTTCGTTCGCTGCTATCGTGGACTGATTCTTCACCGTGACGACAGCGGATTGTTTCTGATTCGCGGCAACAATAACAACACCTATTTTCGGTGCTGCCCCTGCATGGGCTATCCGTCTATTAACTATATGGTTGATTTCGGTGCGAACATTGCCGTTCCGACCGGAGAAACAGTAGGACCGATCAGTGTTGCTTTTGAGCTCGAAGGTGCAACGCTTGCCGGGACTACTATGACCGTTACTCCCGCTGCAGTGGAAGAATTCTTCAATGTATCGCGGGCGACAAATGTTCCGATCTGGCTCGGATGCTGTGAAAGTTTCGCCGTGCGTAATACCAGCGAAATTCCGATTCTGGTCCAGAACGCAAATCTGGTTATCGCCAGGCCGCGGCAGTGAGGAGGAAATCAAAATGGAATTTTCTGCCGAATCTTTGAAGAAACTGAAAGGCACGGTTGAAAAGTGCATTGCAGATCTTGCAAAGAAAGATGACCTCACTCCTCAGGAAACCAAGGCGCTGCTCGATGGTTTTCAGGTCCGTGATTGGATCTGTGAAGAGATCGAGGAATGTAAGATGAAGGACGAGTACACTGAGCGTGGATATTCCCGCCGGATGTCTCGTAATGGATCTTACGGTATGCCCATGCGCGGCTACGGGTATCATGGATATTCTGATTATCCTGGTTATCCGAGAGAACACATGGAAGCAAGCTACGACAATTCGATGAGAGGCAATTACTATGAAGGCGAAGGCCAGCATAGTATGCGCGGGCACGGTTACAGCCGCCACAGCATCGGAGATCGGATTGTTTCCATGATGGAGAAGGAAATGGACAACACGGAGTCTGATTACGAAAAGGAACAGCTCCACAAGTTCATCCGTATGATCCGGATGGCCGCCGACGAAGGCTAAGAGTTTAAACAGGGGAGAGTCCGTTGGAAGTTCTTCGGGCTCTCCTCTTTTTAATAAAGAGGAAAGTGAGGGCTGAATAAGTGACTCAAGAAGATTATCTGGCCCATCACGGAATATTGGGTCAAAAATGGGGCGTGAGACGCTACCAGAACACTGACGGTTCTCTGACAGAGCTTGGGCGCAAACACCGCGGACTCAAAGAAAAGAGTACTAAGTTCGGACAATCGGAACTTCAGAAGACGATAAAAACACTTCAGAAAGCCAGAACAAAGCGAAAGGCTGAACGCGCCGTCGAACGTGAAGAAGCGCGAAAAGCTGCACGGGAGAAAGCCACTCAGGACAAAGCCGCTAAGGCCATTCGTGACCATGAGCAGCTGAAGAAACACATCCGCAACAAGCCGAAAGACTTTTACAAATACCGCGATATGTTTACAAGGGAAGAAGCGAAAGAGCTGATTGATCAGATTGAATGGGACCGCAAGATCGCAGACATCAAGTTCGATGAGTATAAGCGTTTTAATTCCCGAATGAAAGAGTTGTCTGGAACGATTACAACGGCAGCATCGATACTTAACCAGGGCGTTAGTCTCTATAATAATACTGCACTTATTTATAATGCGATGCTGGATCATCAAATTAAGTCTGGAAGTATTACAAAAGAAAACGGCGATAAGGCCAGAATATCAAAGCTTGGCTGGAAGGACGATAATAAGTAAGAAAGGTTGCGTTCGAAATGGCATTATCAAACACTGCTGTACCCAAATACTACGGCATGTTTCGAGATGCCGTTTTAAGGGGAGAAATCCGTGTCAATCGCTATGTTTCGATGCAGATGAACCTGATCGACAAACTGATTGCTGACCGGCGGTTCTATTACGACGATACGGTTCTGGACGGGTGGATCAATTTCTGTGAAAATGAGTTAACGCTTACGGACGGCGGAGACCTTGTTCTTCTTGATTCCTTTAAGCTGTGGGCGGAAGATATTCGGTGCTGGTTCTATTTCATCGAGCGAAGCGTCTGGGTCCCAAATGCCAACGGACCCGGAGGCCACTTTGAGATCCGAAAGATTAAGAAACGTCTTCGGAACAAACAGTATCTTATCGTGGGACGAGGCGCTGCAAAGTCGCTCTATTGTTCCTGCAATCAGGCGTATGATCTGGTCATCGATCCGGAAGCGACCGATCAGATCGTAACAGCACCGACGATCCGACAATCTGAGGAAACCCTGCTGCCGATCAAAGTTGCGATTTCCAAGGCGAAAGGACCTGTCATGAAGTTTCTGACAGAGGGTTCGCTGCAGAACACAACCGGCAGCAAGGCCGACCGTGTAAAGATCGCCTCCACAAAAAAGGGAATTGAGAATTTCATAAATTCGTCCATTATCGAAACCAGACCGATGCGTATTGACAAACTACAGGGCGCAAGATGCAAGTATGCAACTGTTGATGAATGGCTTTCCGGAGACATTCGGGAAGACGTAGTCGGCGCTCTGGAGCAAAGTGCATCGAAACTGGATGACTGGCTCATTATTGCCGTGAGTTCTGAGGGATGCGTTCGAAACGGACCTGGCGATACGATCAAAATGGAATTGCTGGACATTCTGAAAGAAGAGTACATCAATCCGCATGTATCGATCTGGTGGTACTGTCTCGATGATACGAAAGAACTCAAGGATCCGCAGATGTGGATCAAGGCAAATCCGAATCTTGGCGCGACGGTCAGCTATGAGACGTACAAGCTCGAGCTGGAACGCGCTGAGAAAAATGGGTCCGTCTATAACGATACCCTCGCAAAACGATTCGGAATTCCGACCGAGGGTTATACCTATTTCTTTACCTATGAAGAGACCCTGCCGCATCGACCGCAGTACTTTGACGGTATGACCTGCGCGATGGGTATGGACCTCTCTCAGGGAGACGACTTCTGCGCATTTACGTTTCTGTTTCCGCTTCCGGGAATCGGGTTTGGAGTAAAGGCGAGAAGTTATATAACGTCCTACACCTATCAGAAATTGCCGAGGGCTCTGCAGACCGAGTACCAGAAGTTCATTCGGGAAGGCAGCCTGGTTGTCATGGACTCGACGGTTCTAGATATCGGTGATGTATACGAAGATGTATACCAGTTTATAGACGATAAAAAATACAACGTCTTGTGCCTGGGATACGATCCGTATAATGCGCCTGTGTTTATTAACCGCTGGCAAATTGACAATGGTCCTTACGGAATCGAAAAGGTACCGCAGGGCGTGAAGACAGAATCAGTTCCTCTGGGCGAAATCAAAATCCTGTCGGAACGGAGGCAACTCATTTTCGATGAAGAGATCATGATGTTCTGTATGGGGCACTGTATTGCCATGGAGGATAACAACGGCAACCGAAAGCTCATGAAGAAGCGGCGTGAAGAAAAGATCGATAACGTTGCAGCTCTTCTGGATGCTTATGTTGCATACAAACTGAATAAGGATATGTTTGAATGAATATCGAATATAATTATTTAGCTCATCATGGCATCTTAGGTCAAAAGTGGGGTGTTCGTCGTTATCAGAATTCTGATGGCACACTTACTGACCTCGGAAAGAAACGCTATCAGAAAGATTTGGATCGGTTTAATAAGCTTGTAAACAAGTCAGACATCGCAATGGATAAAGCCAATAAAGCAAAAGAGCGTGCTTTCAAGTTACGCAATGTCCCGCTTATTTATGCGACCTCTAATAGAAAAGCACAGAATGCAGTCCGTACTAACTATAAGATCAGCAAAAAAGCAACAAAGCAGTTTAATAAGCTCGTTAAACGATATGGCGATCTTTCTGTTGATAAACTTGATAAGGCAACAATTCAAAATGGGAAAATGATAACGGAACGATATAATAATATTGTCACGTATGATTGGGGTCAGATCCATTATACATAATAATATTATTAATATAATCGAGGAGGAAAAACTGATGTATAACAATGACTACATCATCGCAGTTGATGAGAATGGTCAGCCTTACATCGCGCATGCATATGCTACCGATGGAAAAGGCAGCAACTATAGTCAGGGTGTGCGTAATGCTCGTGGTATTCGTGGAAAAGTACATGCATATCTTGAAAAGGTAAAAACGAGTACTGGAAAATGGCGGTACCTTTATACACCTGAAGAAGTGGCCGCCCTTGGCAAACGTGCAGCTAAGAAAGCCTGGGGTTCCAAGGCTGGACGTTGGATTGATGAACATGACGCAGGTATTAGTGAACGTCTGATGGCAAATCGTCAGCGTCGCAAAGCGAAACAGGCTGATAAAGCAGGTCGTCATGAGGAAGCTGAAGCACGCCGCGGAAAAGCCATGTCTCTTTATAGAGAAAGCAAAGATGAAGGTGAAAGAGCAAAACGCACCCTTGCCGCCGCACCGAAGAGAGCTTGGGGGTCTAAGGCTGGACGTTGGATTGATGAACATGACGCAGGTATTAGTGAACGTCTGATGGCTAATTATTATAAGCGTAAAGGCAAGAAAGCCGATAAATCTGGACGTCATCAGGATGCTGAAAATTATCGGTCCAGGGCCATGTCTCTCTATAGAGAAGGTAGAGACGAAGGCGCTGCCACCCGCGAAAGACTTAGAAGCCTTACAACTCGTAAAAAAAAAGTAGATAATAGTTCTAGTAGTGAAAATAATAGTTCTTCAACTTCTTTAACTTCTGCATCTTCAAATAGCCAGAGCGGTAGTAAGCCTAAGATTCCGAGCTATTCCAACGTTAGTGACGAGTATCTTCTGGATATGGGCTCAAATAGTGGAATTAATGTCAGGAGCTTTATGAGTGCTCAGAGTAAACTTCAAACTGCACAAAGAGCTATGACTAAAGCACGCAGTGCTCAGGAAAAATCCTCCGCTCAGAGACAGTTGAAGGATGCACAGGCAGAATATGATCGTCAGAGAAAGAAATTGATTGATGATATTAATAAAGGTTAACCCATAATCATTCTCGGAGGTGATTCCATTGCCCTCACTGGGTGAACGTATTCAAAAGGCTTGGAACGCCTTTCGAAACAAAGATCCCACTGTAAAAACGCGGGATTATACCTATTATTCCTATAATACATCTTACAGGCCGGATCAGCGCCCAATGAAGTCGGGCGGGGAACGGTCTATTATTGCGCCTATTTTAAACCGCATTGCCGTCGACTGTGCAGCGATTGATATTCGTCACGTTATGCTCGATGAGTTTGATCGTTACAAAGAGGACGTAAAAGATGAACTGAACAATCTTCTTACGCTGGAAGCCAATATTGATCAGTCAGCCAGAGAATTCAAGCAGGACGTGTATATGTCCATGCTCGATGAAGGCTATGTAGCGGTATGTCCAATTACGGCGGATGTCAATTATACTACGCAGGCCGTCAACCGGATTAAAACCGCGAGAGTTGGAAAAATTCTCTCCTGGTATCCAAAAGAAATCGATGTTGAGCTGTATAACGAAGAGACCGGAAAGAAAGAAACCGTTCGGATGCTGAAGAAATTCTGCCTGATTGTGCAGAATCCTTTCTACGCCATCATGAACGCGCCGAATTCCGTAATGGCCAGACTTCGCAAAAAACTCGCTCTACTTGATAAACAGGATGAGAAATCCGCTTCCGGTAAGCTCGATATGATTATTCAGCTTCCGTATTCCACACGGCATGAGACGCAGCAGCAGAGAGCTAAGGAACGTCAGCACGACCTTGAGGTACAGCTGAACAACTCCAAGTACGGGATCGGCTATATCGATGCCTCAGAAAAGATCATTCAGCTCGGACGTCCTATTGATAGCAATCTGCAGGCGCAGATCGACAGTCTTACCAAACAGCTACACGATCAGCTCGGCGTAAGCCCGGAGATTCTCAACGGCAACGCGAATGAAATGGCGAAACTGAACTATGTGACAAATATTCTTGAGCCGATCGTTACGAAATTCGTCGATGAGATGAAACGTAAATGGCTCACTCCGACCGCACGGACTCAGGGACATTCCATTATGTCCTTCCATAATCCGTTCCGTCTGGTACCGGTGACGCAGGTGGCGGGTCTTGGCGATACGCTGCTGCGCAACACGATCCTGACACCGAATGAGATGAGAGGCATTCTTGGCTTCAAACCTTCCGAGCAGGAGGGCGCCGACGAACTATCGAACCCGAATATGCCGGTTGACATGCAGGGCGGCGGAGAAGAGTACGAAGAGGAGCTTCCAGAAGAAGAAACTCAGGAAGAGGAAAATCAAAATGGAAGTAACTCATAATAATACAGGAGGTCATGCGAATCATGGCGAAATACAAAGGCTATGATTTCTGCGGCTGGGCCACTCGGAATGATCTCCGATGCAGTGACGGCCGCACCATTCGAAGCGGTGCGTTTGCCCATCAGGACGGAGCCAAGGTTCCGCTTGTATGGGGACACAACCACGAAAGCCCTGAGGCAGTTCTCGGACATGGATTTCTTGAGAATCGGCCTGAGGGTGTTTTTATTTACGGCTACTTCAACGACAGCGACCTGGCTCAGGCCGCGAAGCGTGATGTAGAACACGGAGATATCACATCCCTTTCTATCTGGGCGAATCAGCTGAAGCAGAAGGGCGGAGACGTACTTCACGGCTCGATCAAGGAAGTAAGCCTTGTGCTGGCCGGAGCCAATATGGGCGCGCAGATTACCTATCCGGTGATAGCCCACGGAGACGACGTCGAAACACTGATGGATGAAGCCTATATCACGATGGGCGATGACTATGGTCATATCCTGATGCATGCTGACGACTCGGAAGATGATGACAAAGATGAAGGAGAAAACGATATGGATGACAATAAGACGATCCAGGATGTCATCGACACCATGGATGACGATCAGCTGAAAGTCATGTCGTATCTGATTGCCAAGGCCGCATCCGGCGGCCTCGACGGTGAGATTTCCCATGATGACATGGGTGAAGAGGATGACGATGATATGGATGGAATGACCGTTCAGGATGTTCTCGATACCATGGATGACGATCAGCTGGCTGTTGTTGAGTATCTCGTCGAGCAGGCTGCGGAAGATGATGATGATGATGACGACGATGACGACGATGACGATGACGATGACGATGAAATTGAGCATGATGACATGGATGACGGCTATGACGAGGATATGAGTGTCGAAGATGTTCTTGACACCATGGATGAAGATCAGCTGGCTGTTGTCGATTATCTTATCGATGCCGCGGTTGAGGATGCTCTTGACGAGGTACTGGATGATGACGACCTCGAACACTATGATTTTGGAGGAGACAACATGAACTTCAACGCTTTCGAAGGCGGTTATGACACCGCGAATGTTCTGACCCATTCTGATCAGATGGATATTATCAAAGACGCCAAGGAATACGGCACGCTGAAGGAAGCTCTCAGGGCTTACGCTTCTGACAATGAGCTGCAGCATGACGATCTGGCTCCGGTTAGCGGCTTTACCTCTTATCCCTCCGGCCAGACTCCCGCTGGTGTGGACGCCCTGTTCCCTGAGTGGCATGACGTGCGCCCCGGCGCTCCCGAAATTGTCACTAACGACCAGGCGTGGGTAAAGGCCGTTCTGAACAAGGTTCACAGAAGCCCGTTCAGCCGCATCCGCACCTCTCAGGTCGACCTCCGCGAGATCGAAGGTATCCGCGCGAAGGGCTATCAGAAGGGCAAGGAGAAGACCCTTGCCGACAACTACAACGTTGCCAAGCGCACCACTGAGCCTCAGACCATCTATGCCAAGAGCGCTCTGAACCGCGACGACGTTGTGGATATTACCGACTTCGACTATGTCGAGTATCAGTATAGGATCGACCGCATGCAACTCGAGAAGGAGCTGGCCCGCGCGATCCTGATCGGTGACGGCCGTGATGCCGCTTCCGACGACAAGATCAACGAAGAGCGCATCCGCCCGATCTGGACTGATAACCAGATCTTCACAATCCGCAAGACCATTGACGCCACTGCCGCCGCCAACGACCCCGGCTTCGGCACCAACTATGTCTACGCCCAGGCTGTCGAGGAAGCTATTCTCGATGCCAAGATCGATTATCGCGGAAGCGGCAATATGGACATGTTCTGCAGCCAGCGCTTCTTCAACAAGATCCAGCTCGCGAAGGATCTGAACGGCCGCCGCATCTACGCCAATAAGGGTGAACTCACCTCCGCTCTGGATGTCAATGACGTGTACAACGTTCCCGAGTTTGACAATCTGACTCGTACCGAGGGTTCGGGCACTTCCGCAACGACATATCGTCTGCTGGCCATCATCGGCAACCTGAATGACTATAACCTGGGTGCCACCAAGGGCGGCGAGATCACCCACTTCACTGACTTCGACATCGACTTCAACCAGCTCAAGAGCCTGATCGAGACCCGCGTATCCGGCGCGAACACCCGCCTCTACAGCTTCATCGTTCTGGAAGAGGAAGTCGCATAATCTAAATTCCTAAACTGCCGAATGGCAGAAATCCGAATTACAAATTCAAAATGGAAGTGATTGCGTGAAATTTTACGGACCTGTAGGGTTTATCGAAAAAGTTGAAAAGCGTCCCGGTGTCTATACGCAGGAACCTGTGGAATACCAGTACGCAGGGGATGTTCTGAGACGCAGTCTGCGTTATCAGGGCGAAGCCAGTACGGTCAATGATACCATTACGCCCTCCCAGCAGATTTCAATTCTCGCGGATCCGTACGCACGCAATCACGTCGGTTCCATGAAATATGTCAAGTGGATGGGTACCGCATGGAAAATCTCAGGAGTTGACGTGCAGTACCCTCGACTGATCCTGACGCTAGGAGGCGCATACAATGGAGCGACGGTCAGATCTTCTGATTCAGGAGCTTAAGGACCTGCTCGGCACGGATGAGGTGTACTTTCAACCTTCCTACAGCGCAGGATTGGATGACGGGACAGGCGAAAGTTACATTTTCACCGGCATCAATTATCCATGTTTCATCATGGAACGTACAACTGCATATCAGCCGAGGGCCAACGACAGAAACTATCTGTTCCGCCCAGGCTATCAAGTAACTTATATCAATCCGGATGAGCCTGACCCCGACATGCTGGAGAGGGTCATGCAGCATTTCGGACATTGCCAGTATCAGAGACATTTCGCGAGGGACAATCTCCATCACGATGTGTTTCTGATTTACTATTAAATAGGAGGAAAATACAATGGCAAGACTTCTTTGGGACCAGGTAGGCGAAAAGACCTACGAAACCGGTACAAAGCAGGGCGTTCTGTACCTCCAGGCTTCCAATGGTACTTATACCAACG